GGTAGAACAACAGGTACATTTTCTGAGAGAATGTTACAGTATACAAGAGAACAAGGTTCTGCTTGGGATAATGCACAATGGGATGTATCAAGTTGGGGACAAGGTGCTTTTGTAAATGTTAATCAATCAATGGCACAATTAGGAAAACAAAATGGTACAACAGTTCCCGGTTCTCTATGGAGTAGCCTAGGAACATTTAGTGCCGATTAGGAGGTATTATGGCTATTACAGCACTTATAGCACCAGCAACTAAACTTCTAGGTAAGTTTATACAAGACAAAGACAAGAAAGCAGAGTTAGCTCATAAACTAGCTACAATGGCAGATGAACACGCACAACAATTAGCTTTAGCACAAATAAAACTTAATACAGAAGAAGCAAAAGGTAACTGGTTTCAATCAAGTTGGAGACCTCTTGTTGGCTGGATATGTGCTTTATCATTAGGTATAAACTTTATGGTAGTTCCTATATGTAGTGGCTTTGGTATAACTATACCACAAGCTGATATGAGTGTTATGATGCCTTTATTATTAGGTATGTTAGGTATCGGAGGTTTGCGTAGTTTAGACAAAATTAAAAAGGTTGATTCTAAAAAATGAGAGTAGATAAAGGTAAATTAATAGATATGTTAATTCTACATGAAGGATTAGAGTTAAAACCATATCAATGCACAGCAGATAAAACAACAATAGGAGTGGGTAGAAACTTATCTGATGTAGGTATTACAGATGAAGAAGCAAAGTTTTTGTTATTAAATGATTTGCAAAGAATTCAAAAAGAAGTAGAACATTGGACATTTATGAAATCATTAGCAGAGCCTAGACAAGCTGTGTTATTAGACATGGTATTTAATATGGGTGTTACAAGGTTTAATGCAAACACATGGGTAAAAACATTTGCAGCAATACAAGATAATGATTGGGAAAAAGCTGCAAATGAAATGTTGGAGAGCAAATGGGCCAAACAAGTAGGTCAAAGGGCCATACGATTATCACAAATGATGCGTAAAGGGGTATGGTATGTCGATTGACCCAATGATGATGTGGAACATAATTATAACTGTGGTTTTAGGACCATTTGCATGGGCATTTTCTAAAATGTTTAATGAAGTAAAAAGATTACAAATACTTCTAAACAAAACTAGAGAAGATTTAGGAAAAGAATATGCCACAAAATCCGAGCTTCACAATGAAACACGAGAAATTAAAGAGCTAGTATTAAGACTAGAAGTTAAACTCGACAGGTTCATTGAGAAGCATAATGGTTGAACCAGTAACTGCCGTATTAACTGGTATAGCATTAGTTAAAAAATCAGTAGACTTTATTAAGAGCAATATAAGCACAGCACAAGATATTGGTGATATTATAAGCCATGTAGACAATGCTTTAAATGGTCAACAAGAAGTTATAAAAAAACGTGAAAAAAAAGGTGCTGACCCCTTTGCTATAGACAACGTAGCGAAAGAAGTGATTGATGCTAAATTAGCACAAGAGCATCTCTATGAAATGAAACAATTAATTAATCTTCGCTTTGGACATGGAACTTGGGAGTATATCTTAGAAGAACGTAAAAAAAGAATAGATAAAAAAAAACAAGCAATTAAAGAAGCCAAAGCTAAAAAGATGAAAAAACAAAAAGAAATGTACGATATGATAAGAATGGTTATGATAGGGTTAGCAGTAATATTGTTTGTTGTAGTAGCTATAGGTATTACTATAAAGTTTGTATTAGCTCACCCAGTAGAAGGAGATGATGAATCCTGCAAATTATATGAGCCTAAATACTATCTTATCTGCTTAAATGAAGGCAGAGGATATGCAGATACACAATTATATTTAGACTATCAATTACAAAAAGATAACTGGATAATAGAAAAAGATTGATTTCTATATTAACATATATATACTTGTCAAACGGACTAGGTTTTTATTAACAAACTCAGTTGTTATAATAAATTAGTGGATAAATTACTATATGTTGTGGTTGTTACCCTAGTTCGTACTATTCCTACCTAATAAAATTATTTGACAAATAGTCTTGACTATATGTTAAAATAATATAAGCTCTATATAAATAACAAATAAAGGAGCTTAATATGAAAATCAGAAAAAAAATAAATGAAGAACTTATTAGTAATATGAGAACTATAGAACTAGTAAAAAAAGATTCTATAGAAAGAAAAGAAAACATATTAGATTGTAATGTTAATATAGATTTATTGATACAAAGTGCAAAAGAAATAGTTTTTATTTGTGAGAATATGAAAAGTGTTAATAAGCTTACAGACAAATTTTCAATTAAGGAGAGTGCTTAATGAAAAAAGATATTAAGAAATTACAAAATGGGGTTGCCACGTTAGAGTGGCAGCCTAGCGGTGTACACAAAAATTGGAAAGTTACATTAGACTTAAAAACTAGTGATAAAATGGAAGTGTGCTTTTATAACCATGATGAAGGAATGAGAAAGCTACAATCCATTCCTTATACAATAAGGTAATAATATGAAAGAATTAACAGAAGTACAAAAAGAAAAAACGATTACAGATTTATACAGAATTGTATTAACTAAAAACTCTGTATATTTATGGGAGCAAGAAAAAGGAGAATCTATTTTATTAATGGCTAGTTCAGATATTCTTTTATTACAAAAAAGCTATTACAGTTTTATAGGTTTTATAGAAAGCAATGCAGATACAGAAGATACTAAGAATAAATTAATAGGCAGTTACATAGATCATTTCTGTCGCAACAAATCACAATAGGGAGGATGATATGTTAAGTAATCTAATTTATATTTATAATAGTTACCAAGCAGCACTTGCAGGTCAAGGAGATGCTGAACCAGAATATTGGGAAAACAAATGGGAAGAAGTATGTAAGAAATATAATTGTTGCCCAGAAGATACCGCAGTAGATATAGCGGAAGAGTTACACAATAGATCAGGTGGCCACTAATGTATATGGTTCTAAGTATATATGCACTTAATGCAATAGTTTGGTTTTATTTATTTTTAATTTCAATGTAGGAGAAAGTTATGTTTTCAGATTTATATGAACAAGTTTTAATAGCACAAGATGCAGTAATAGAATTAATGGAGCAAAAAATTGAACTTCAAAAACATTTAAATAGTACGGATGAAAGAATTATTAAATGGGAAAAAAAAGTTAAAGAATTAAAAAACAAAATAGATAATATTGAAGAAGATATTGCAAAGGAATCAGGTTATGAAAAAGAAGATAATACAATTCAAATTACAAAAAAAAAATAGAGTTAATATGTTAGTTAATCCTATTGAGATACCAGTAACAACTAAAAGAAATAAATTAATACCACTATTGAGTTTAAATTATTTTAAAAAGAAAGGTAAAAAAGATGACTGATGTATTAGAAAGAAAAATTGGAAATGTAAAAATAAAACATACAAAGAAAAATCATGCTTATTATATTACGGAAGGAGAAAAAAAATACAGACCTTCTTCTGTTAGTACCATTATAAAAGTCGATGATAGTTTTGGTGCTGGTGCTAGAGCTGGTAGAGCTAATTATTTAGAAACATTAGTTGAGCAACTTTCTAATGATGATTTATTTAAAGAATTACCACAATTAGAATTACAAGAAAGACTGATAGAAATTAGAAAACTTGCAGAAAAAAAATGGACTGATGCGGCTAAAGTTGGCTCGATTATTCATAATTGGATAGAAGGTTATTTGCGTGGCGATATGGCACAACAAGGTTATCATGTCGGACATTCTGATTGGGATAATAACATAAGGTTAATGCAATACAAATTGTATGAATATTTAAATACTAATATTAAAAAAGTTTATGCAGTAGAACATTTAATATTTGATAATACTATAATTCCATTTGCTGGGCAGTTTGATTGCTGGATAGAACATAAACAGCATGGTGAGTGTTTAGTAGATTGGAAAACTATGACTAAAAAAAGTGTTACAAAAAGTTGGAAAATACAATTATGCGGATATATGTATGCATTATGTAACGAATTAGGTAGAGAGCCTTATAATCGGTTAATAGTTGCTATAGACAAAGACACAAAAGAGATTCATGAGTTTTTATATGATGTAGAAACTTATAATAGAGATTTGCAGATATTTAAAAATCTTCTGCAAGTACATCAATTTTATAAGGAAAATAATTGATGCTAGAGCTTAATATTAACATGGGATTGTTTTTGGTGAGTTAAGCTCCACCTGTTTGCAATCCCACCCATTTTATAGGAGATAAACATGGAATTACATATAACAGAAGTTAAACCACCAAGAGAAGGAAAGAAAGCATATATTGTAAAAGCAAGTAATGGAGTAGATTATTTTTGTAGTAAGGGTGGCGGTGCATTAAGACCTAACACAACGATAACTGCTGAAGTTACAGTACAAGAATATAGCGGTAAAACTTATAACTGGATAAAATCTTACACACCTAGTAATGATGTAGAAAAGATCAAACAAGTTTTTCCTGACAGTAAAGTAGTAAGTAACAGCAATGGTTATAGTCAGTTACAAACTACAGCTAAAGACTTACAAAGTTTACTGCCTAACAATCAATATATGATTGTACTACAAACTATTTTAAAGACAGGCACTAAACCAGAAGATTGGGATATAGCTCTTAGATGGTATTTTGATAATTTAAAAGCTGGTGTATTAGAAACAGATAAAAGATTAAATGGCGGTCAGGAAGTTTTTTAATGGCCAAAAGATACACTAATAAAAAGCACGTTGAATGGGTGAGCAATTTAGACTGTTGTATAGCAGATCATTTTAATAGGTTAAGACAAAATGGCACTATGCCTAAAGACAGACCTAGATGTAGTGATTAT